CCCTTGACACATATCCTATTAAGCGTACGAGTACGCCCAAGAGGTTATGTGAAGAGGGAAGAGACCCACGAGTGACGTCGTTGCTCGCCTGATGGAATACATCCGAAAGGAGGATTCCAATGGATATTGCATCCATCGAATCAGACGCTTGCAAGACTGTCCGCTCGCTCGGGTTCTCTAAGGACAGGACGCACGCTATCATCAATGGCCTTTCTAGGGCATTGCGTGATAACGGGCCTGAGTGGCTGGTGTCTCGCGTAAATAATCTTCGCGACTATTACGTTGACGCCGAGAACTCAGAGTTCCCGGCCTGGATCGCCAAGAAACGTCGTAAGGACGGTGCTTGGAGGCCGAAAGGCTGGCTTGGACAGGTTGTAGGGGCACATACAGACCATAGGTCCGTTGTGACTCTACTCTCTACCGTCTCTAAGGCGGTAGTCCTGTCTGAACCGACCAACAAGCAGCTAACCAAGTGGAAAGGTGCTGTAGTCGATCCTCCGGAGCCCGTCGGGTCTCTGACCCGGCGGGCTGGTGTGACATCCCCGTTCCCACTTAATGGGTTCGAAGATGCACTGAGAAGGGAGTGGTTAAACCGCCCCTTCTTCGGTCCGGATTCGATTGGCGGGACTCGTATACCCATTGGGTTCGAGACCATGTCAATCAAGCTTGACAAGGAGGGGTTCCCCATGGTTGGTGATCTTCACCGAGCATGGGAGCTCTCTCTTAGTCATGCGCCTTCGATGGCCTGGTCTTTCCAGGACCAACTAAGCCCCAGCATTACCGGGTTGTCGACTCACCAGTCTAAGGTTCTGATTAACGCTATGCGTAAGTCAGCCCCAGACAGTAAGTCGCGACCGAAGACTGCCAGAAATGGCCGTCTGGTAAAGCGGTCTGGGCGACCTTCGCTGCCGAATCCTGATTACCCTATCGGGTCGATCAGTTTTCTCCAGCAGGAGTCCGCGAAGCTTCGTGCTGTCGCGAACCCCAATAGGTTCGTCCAATGGCAGAACGAGCCCCTTCAACGTGTGTTGTCCCAATGGGTCAACTCACGCGAGGGGGTCTTCGTACTTGATCAAGAGGCTGGGATCCAGTGGATCCAGGACCAACTGATCAAGGGCGAGCACCTCACAAGTGCCGATCTGTCCTCCGCGTCGGACACCCTCGACTACAAGCAGATCACTGATCTGATGAAGTCGGATGAGTTTCCGCTGCTGAAGCTCTCCGTAGAGTACTTCGAGCGCTGCTCGAGTGCTCCCTGGGCTCTTTCAGACTGGAAGGCTCGTGAGATCACTGATCTCACGACCGTCCGCTGGAAGCAAGGTCAGCCGCTTGGACTAGCTCCAAGCTTCTCTCTCCTGACAGCTACCAACCTTATGGCTGCACATAGTGCAGTCATGGAGAATGGTGGCTATAGTGACTCGGTCCCTTATGCTATCGTGGGCGATGACATCGTCATCCACTCACGATATGCCGAAGGATACGCCAGGGCCATTTCGGCCCTTGGCGGAGTCGCTAATATCGAGAAATCGATGTCGAGTGACGTGAGAGCAGAGTTCTGCTCCCGCATCATCGAGAAAGATAGGGTCTACAGGCTCAAGCCGAGGTATATCCTCGACAATGAGCCCCAGAACCTACTGACCTACTCAGGAACCACGGTCAGGCCTAAGACGCGCGGATGGGTTAAGGGTATCGCAGACCGCGTTGGTGCTTTGCACCTTCGCGAGTCTGGTCAGATCCCTGCCTATCCCACGTCCGCAGCTCGACCCCTGCCGGAAAAGCAGGTTGTCAGCGCGGTTCTCTCCCTTTCAAAGGGGGAGGCCCTCGACCTGCGTGAGGTAAGTCCTATGACTTCCTTCATGCATGGCCGGGACTCGCGTCGAATTGACAATCTTTTTGGTCGTCGTGGACCCAAGGGCCCACAGACCAACAAGTTTGAAGGTTTCGACAACCTCAGTGCGTGGGATCGGTCGCGACTTCTCGCGGATCGGAATGGCGGCTTCGATAGCCTCCCTTCCCCCTCCGAGTTCATCGCAGCCGACCCCTCAGCTCTTCGCCCTCTCCGTAAGGATATGGACAGGCTGATGGATACTGTGACTCGTAGGCTTGCCTACGATTATCAGTTCCGGTCGCACTTCCCTGGACTGAAGTACCCCTCGCTCTGGAAACAGAACGATCAGGTCCTTCAGAACATGGTCGGAGACGTTGCACGCGTGCAACGTGTAAACTCCAGAACGGTGTACGATCATCATACTGATGAGCGTATGGTCCCTGAGCGTCCAGTGACGTCTCTGAAGAAGCTCAGTCGGAAGACTGATGCCATCTTAGGTGACGTCATACGAGACGGTGACAAGGCCCACATGATGACAGAGTCATCTGAGGGACTTCTCACAACCCTTGAAGACAAGGGAGATCATTATGATCTCACCTTCTCCAAGGGATCGAAGGAATCCACACCTGTCATCATCCCTAAGGATGATGACAGCCGTCCTAAGCCAAACTCCCAAACCTCTAGGATCCGCTCGCGGTTCCCAGAGCTCTATGACTCACGCGAGTCACAGAGTAAGGATGATGGCTTTGAGCCTGGCTACTGACAGTCAGTAAGCG